CAGCGTACCCGTTGCCCCAGGTGGCGGCGTGCCCTACCAGCGTCTCCCTGAATTCAAAGCTGGTCATCTCAGGGTTGGGCGCTTCTTTCAGTAGCCTATAGATCGGGTGCTCTGTGGCGCGCTCTTTGGCGTCACCGTTGCGCCGATAGGTGATGAGGGGCAGCATAGCTACACCCTCAGCTAGCACGCGCACACACGCAAACACCGCCGACATTGTAAGCGCTGATTCTTCGGTCACGTTGACGCCTGCGGCCGTTTCGCCCCAGTTGCCAAACATTGACCAAGCGTTATGCGATTTGGGATGCGCCCGCGTGCTGAAAAGTCTAGCTAGGATCGTCATTGTTTTTTGAATCTTGCGCCGCCACAAACAGCGCGGCAATTAGTAATGCGGCCCCGACGAACCCCATGGCCGCGGGCGTACCTAGCGCCATGTAGAGCGCCGTCGTCAGCAGCCCCAGCCCAACCAGCCCCATTACATCGGTCATACTAAGATTTTTCATGCTCTATATCTCGCGAACGCCTTGTGAATCGTATATGCTCGGGGCATGGCGGATGGCCCGATCCAGCGCCATGATTAGCGCCACCATGCCGTCGATTTTTTCGGTTGACCGCTCTTTGTCTGGTTTAATATTCCCTGCCGGGTCTTGTCGCGCTACCAGATTGTCGGCCATCCACGTTAGCACCGGGTTGCCCCCGTGCGCCAGGTGGCCCGACAGTATCAATTTCTCCAGCTCCTTCATCGGTGGCGACATGGAGGCAAAGCCCTGTCCAAACTGAACCATAGTCATTCGCTCCTCTTCGAGCTTCTGGTAAATTTTGGTTGCGCCCCAGCGGTCAAACGCTATTTCCCCGATGTCGTAGCGCTGCGCTAAATCATCCACCTCAGCAACAATAAAATCGTAATCAATTACGTCGCCCGGCGTGGCCACAACAAAACCTTGGCGCACCCATGTGTCGTATGGCACTTTGTCGCGCCGGCTGCGCAGCCGCATGTTTTCCTCTGGTATCCAAAAGCGGCAGATGACCCGGTACGGATCGCCGTCCACGTCGGGCGGAAACACTAGCACCAGCGCGCTTATATCGGTCGTTGATGACAGGTCTAGCCCGCCGTAACAAGTGCGCCCGCGTAGCCCCTCCGCATCTACTGCCCCCGCAGCCGCTCGCCAGCGGTGCGGCGCCACCCAGCGGCTGACCGATTGCGTCCATTTGTTTAGCCGTAGGCGCAAAAAGCTGTTTAGGCTGCTAGCTATTTCGGACGCCTGCGCCGCCCGTTCTCGCAAATCCTCAAGCTTGACGCTCACGCCCAAATTGGGATTGGCTTTTATCCATTTTGTTTCGTCCTGCCAATCATCTGCTGGTTGCATTACGTTGCCGTCGGCGTCTTTCTCTTCATCGTCCAGCGTGTAAATGATTCCAAACATCGAATCATCATCTAATACGCGCGCTAATATCTTCTCTACGTAGTCATGTAGCGTATAGCAAATCGTTTGCCGATCAGTACCCGCTGTCGTAATGGCCAGCATAAGCGGCTGCCGCCGCGCGCCGGTGGCGGTTTCCAAGAGATCCCATACATCGCGCGTTTTGTGGGCGTGCAGTTCATCAACGACGGACGCGTGGACGTTAAGTCCGTCCATGCTGTCAGAGTCGCGGCCCAATGGCTCGAATTTGCTGGCCGTGCTCGCTACGCTCAAGTTGTCAGAGCTTTTGTATAGCTGGACAATGCGCCGCAAGTAGGGCGATGCTTGCACCATGCGCACCGCCTCACCCCAAACTATTTTGGCCTGGTCGCGTTTGGTGGCGGCTGCATAGACTTCTGCACCCGGCTCGTCATCCGCAACCAGCAGATAGAGCCCAATTCCGCCCGCCTTGGTTGATTTGCCGTTTTTGCGCGCTACTTCTAAATATGCCGTTCTAAATCGCCGGTATCCGTCAGCCCTAAGCCACCCAAAAATACACCATATAGAGAATTGCTGCCACGGCTCTAGCTTGATAGTCTGGCCAGCCCACTCACCTTTTGAGTGCTTTAGATACTGGAAAAAATCTATGGCGTGCTGGGCGCGCTCCTCTGAAAAATGCAGACCGCGCGCCGCGCCATTTTCCAGGTCGCGCAAGTGTCGCTCTACTGCCAGCTTTACCCATTTGCACGCTACGATCTCGCCAGACAAAACGCCATTTATATAGCCATCAACTGCGGCGTTTTTTGATTTGTGCTCGCCCACTTATGCGCGCCTCTGTTTTAAGAAATCCTCGAACGGGTTAGACTCCTCCTCTTTTGTGATCGTCACCCGGCTGCGCGAAGATGGCGACATACCAAATTCGGCCAGCAATGCCCGCATGAGCTTCATTGCCTGATTGCTGACCTGCAGCCAGGCGCTCTGGTGCTCGTAGCCTTTGTCGGTGCTGGCCACCCACTCCGCATCAACCCGGGCCAGCTCCTCCTCCGCCCGCACATACCGCGCCCAGGTCGTGCAGTACATGGCCAGAGCGGCCCGGTCCACCTCGGTCAGCAGTCCCAGCTCAAAAAGTTTTTTGGCGATGCGATTCCACTCGCGTTTTGCCTCGCCTTCTAGGTGCTTTGGCGCGCTCGGCTTTTTTGCCGCAGGCTTCGGCTCGCTCTTGTTAAGCGCTCGTTTCCCCGGGTTGCCCTGCAGGACTTTCAGTTGAGTCGGTTTCGGTGGTCGGCCTGCCATCTGGATCCCCGTCAAAATGATTCTTAATCCACTGCTCGAAAACGTTCATATGCTTTACATGGCCCCAGCCACCGCACGGTGATTCAAGCCATATGTTTTTTAAACGCATTACAGATTCGCCCGAAAGAGCCAAGTAAGTTGGCTTGCCAGTAAAAGCAATATGCTTGCGCGGCCACTTCCACCGAAACGTGTGATAATATGCATTCGCTTTCTTTCGCAACTCGATAGCGCAATCACGAACGTCAAAAAGCCAGATCATCTTTTCGTAAAAAGTTTCTCGCTCCCCAATAACATCTTCCGATATTGGCGAATGCTGCAACTCCACAATTGTTCCACCAGGTAGCACGATATCGGCTCGATGGCGGACGCCGTTTTTCACAATGGTTACCTCTGTCCATTGTGGTGGCACCAACCGCTTAAAATGTGCGTGCCAGAGCGTTTCCGTTTCGGCCCAAGAATCGCAATCGTGTCGGCTAAAATGTGCCCAATGCCACAAGTTGATCGTGCCGCATTTGGCCACCATTCTGGTATTGCACAATGGACACATTCCCTCTTGCCCTGGTGTTGCCCTGACTTTTTGGCCATGATTGTCGAGCGCAAAAATCACTTTGCCCCCCTACCCCATTTCGCGGTCGCGTGCGTTTTGCCACCCAGGCGGTCTACATCTCTAGCCCCCTAGCGATTTTGACCCGCCCTTCCCCTCCGTCGCAGTCTTGCGACTGTGGCACGATTTACAGAGTGATTGGAAATTTGACCACTCATCGGCGCCACCGTCAGCCCTGCGCTGGATGTGATCAACCTCAGTTGCTTGCGTGACAACGCTCTGAGCAGCACAGGCAACGCATAGCGGATTAGCTCGCAGATACATCAGCCGCAGCCCGCGCCACTGTCTACCGTACCCCCGCCCCGCTGCAGAACCGCGCCGCTCGTCTGTCGCCTGCGTGCGCTGCACTGCGTGCGTTGCGCATCGGTTGCCCTTGTTCACCAACTCTGGGCAGCCAGGTGTGGCGCATGGCCTGGCTGCCCTATTTGGCATATAGCCCCCGTACAAACGGGCGCCCCGCATCCTGAGCCCCTGCCCCTTCTATTTTGCCCACGCCAAAAGACGCGGGGTTTATTTCCATTCCCTCGAGCTTCTCCACATTGAGCGCGATAAGCGCGGTGGCGACCTTAATTTCAGCCAGCAGCGCGGCGGCGGTTGGTTCGGTTGGTGGTGTGTCGGGCGGGTCAATGGGTGGAATGTCGGGAATGATCGGCGGCGATTCGGGCGCGTCGTACTCGCGGATTGTGCCTTTGATTTGCAGCTCTACCGGCTCGCCTGCGCTGTTTACGGATTCGATTGTTTCCGTGTCAATGTAGATATCGTCTGCGTTACTGATCTGCACATGATAGCCGCTTGACGCCAGCGTCAAATTGTCCAAATAAATATTGTTAGGCCGCCGCCCATAGCTGGCGTTTGATTTCCAAATGGCGATAGGCGCATAGCGGTGCGATTTGCCGTCATCCTGGTAACCGTGATGTACATGGCCGTCTTCGCCGCTGTCTGGCAATTTACAGCCGCGATGGTTGTCAATGCCGATAGCGCCTGCAACCTCGTAGCCCAGCCCGTGCAAGTCCCAGGAAAAACCGTCATCACTGCCTGTAGTCCCTAGTCCATGCGCCAGACAGGACATTATCAGTATGCTATCAACCGTTTCACGCGCCCCGATGCCGTGGTTGTTTTTCGTGTCGGTGAATTCGCTATAAGCCGCGGTTATGCGGCTGGATTCACCAGTAATGCGAAAACATACGTTCTTAAAGCGCCGCAACAGGCAGCGCCAGACCGTAATATCTGATTGGTCGCTCACGTTGATGCCGGTTACGGTTTTAAAGTTGGCGTCAATCGCTACGGTATCAAATCTGAGCGCGCCGGTCGGCTCTACCATTACATCACCGCCAGACCAATTGTCAGCCGTGCGAATGGTCGGCATACCCTCATGGGCAGGATGCGCCACAATAGCCACATTGCGCGCGGTTACTAGCCGCTTGGCTATTGGGTAATCTGGTTTGTTTAAAATAATGGTCGTATCGGGTGTTTTGGCGGCGTCTATCAAATCGACGGGGTTGTCGATCACATATCGATTGGCGGTCACAAACTCGCGCGCGCCGTAGTCGGTGCGCAGTTTGTGGATTGCGCCGGTACGCAGGTCTACAAAATAGCCGCGCGGCGCGGGTGTTACATCGAACGGGTGCAGGTAGTTCATTTATCCACCCCCAAAGCGCGCCAGAAAATCCAGATAGAGCGCCAACCAAAACGAATGGTAGTATTCCATCCACTCGAATTGACCGCTCCATTGCTCGTGGATGCCGTCCGCGACTCGCAGTAGTTCACCGGCGCTAGTAATAAAATAACTAAAATCAGGCATACAGTTAACTCCCAGCGTAAATCAGGATCCCCGCCGCAATTTGCGCCGCCTGCAAAATTATCAGGAGCGTGATCCGGCGCTCCATATCGGCCATACGCGATAAAACGCCGTTATAGCCGTCGATTCCTCGAAACAATATTTCTAGCTCACGGATGCGGTCACCAATGTCCATATTGCTGTTGCTAGTGTCGAAATATGGCGGCGTGAATCGCCCGCTCCGCGGTGCGGCCTGGTCATTGCGAAATGACGGTTCTACATGGTCAGCATAAAACGCGCGAATTTTCTCGTTGGCGCTGCGCTCCATAAATGCCGCCTGCGCTAGTTGGAGTAGCCAGCCGTTGGCAATGGCGTGGTCAACCACGTTCAGAAACACTTTCGGTTTAGCGGCGCTAGTAGATGAGATATCATCTAATTTTTTGTCCAGACCGAAACGTAGCAAGCCATCCAATTCATCAACCGTGAAGGCGTCCATTAAGGCTGTGTAGAACTGTCGTATACGGCTATCCATTCAACTATTCCATGCACAACAAATAACGCCCGGTTGAATGGGTTTCCTTTTTGGGTGTTCAATTTTCTCTAATGGGAGGGGCTGGTTTATTGGAGGGGTATCAACCAATTAAAAAGCTGGCGGCTGGTCATTAGAGAATACCCCTAATAAACCAGCCGCCAGATTGGTTGTATTTATTGTAGCACTACGAAACGCGTAGCGCAAGATGTAGCGTGAGCAAATTTGTTCTACGCTCTATCTTGTGTACTGTGCTCCCCTACCGTCTCCAAATAGTGCTTGAATTCGGCGTCTATGCTCCCTATGTTTGCATCGGGCGAAAACCCGATGCAAAAGCCAGCACCAAAGGCGCGGCGCTGGCTAGTTATGGCGCCCTCTAGCTCTGAGATTTTTTTGCGCAACGATTTAACTTGCGCGCGTAGATCCTCATGGGCGTTCATGTAATCCGCGAGTATGACGCCAATGTGCTCGCTAACTCCGCTGTACATAACTGTGTCGTTTTCGTCAACGATACAATCTTTGCCGTCAAATGTGTATACCATCATTGCCCCCTAGAATTATCTTTCGCCCTGCAATACAAATCTTTGAGCGGCTGCCATTTGCGCCCACCCGCGGGCGTCAGAATCAGGGCGCTGTCGCCTTCGATTTTGACCACCTCCCCACCGTACAGCGCGGGGATCACGCGTCGCCCGCGCTTGACCATTCTGGCCCAGCTCACGCGGTCACCGATTGCCAAGTTGGTTTTGCTCTCTGCCGGATCACCCATCGTATGCCTCCGTTTCGCTGCGCGCGACAATCTTGCCATCCGCTAGACTCCACACATGCCACCATTCCGCGTCGCCCTCATCACTTTCAACCGCCGCCGCGCTGGTTGCATCCTCCAGTGTTGCAAATGATCCAATGTAATCGCGAAAGCCGCCAAGGGCATAACAGCAAGTGCCCCCCATCAGTATAAAGTTAAACCCGTTTTCTGCCATCGTTCCACATCCTCCCATCCAAATCATTGTGACTCCACACCAAACCCACCCCCAGCCGTTGCGCCAAAAAATGCAGTTCGTCAGCCTCATCCGCCAGCAGCGGACGCCCCAACAGCGCCGCAAGCCGCGCGCGGGCGTCGCGCTCTGGTAGTTGGTTGGCGGCCAGAAATGCGGCTAGCAGCGGATCGGTTGGTTTGGCTTGGGTTTTCATTGCTCTTTGTCTATTTCCGAAATAACGTGCTCCAGAATAAACCTAACGTGAGATAGCCAAACAGCGAGCTTCCTATAGTGCTCTGCTGTTTCCGAGTATCCGTACTCTGGTAGCAAGCAAGCCGCCTCCCGATCGTGCGCATAATCCACATACTCCGTTAGCCGGTCTATCATTACTCGCAAATCCGTCGTGTTCATCTCTCATCTTTCCGCGCGCGTAGGAGTTAACTCCTACGCGCGCAACTTATAACGATTATAAGCGCCACCAACAACGGCCATTAAAACATCGGCGTCACTGACAATATGCACGGCGTCACCATTCCCGGCGCTCTCCACATACGACAAAGCGTACAAAATGCACTCATGTACGCAACTACTAAACCAAATTTCTACCGCCCCATCGGCGGCCATGCGAAAAGCAAAATACATAGTTTCACCCTCCCAGCCCAGCGCCAATCAGCAGCCAGATTATCAGCGCCGCGGCGATTTCAAATAGTCCGTATTGCATGATACATCTCCCCACGAAAATCCCCCCAGGGCGTCAGCCTGTCGCGCCCCAGGGGCTTAGGTTGTCGCGCCGATTAGCGCTTATTCCAACGAATTGAGATGCTCGGCTCGCCCTCCGAGCGAAAAGCCGCCAATGCTGGCTGGTGAATTAAGTACCCGTCCAGCGCTTTGGCGTCCCAGGTAATCCGCCCCTTTGCGTACACGGCTTGCACCCGCTCGCTTTTCACCGTGTAGCCAACACGCAACGCCGCGTCTTTTGCCTCATTGGTCAGCCACTTGATCCGCTCGTTGGCGTGGTCAACCTTTGCGGCGTACTCGAATTCAATGGCGGCCAGCTCCGCGCGCACCTCTTCAGGTATGACCTCATTGCGCGCCGCCTCAATTTCGATATTCAGCAGGTCTAGCGCTGCGCTTGCCTCTGCCAGCAGATTTAACAGGTTTTCGCATGTCGCCAAATCGTTGCGCACCTTTGACCCCTCTGCGCCTATCGTATAATTCACCATGATAATTTAATCTCCTAGATCCTAAGTTGTCGCGCCGATGGCGGCTAGTGCCTCATCAGCGTCAAACACAATGTGATAGGGAACGCCGTTGGCTATGCACCTTTCTGCAAACAGCCGTTCCCCTCTGGTTAAAAGCGCTTGCCGGTCGCGTCTTTCGTGAGCGCTGGCATACTGAGCGGTTTTGGCCTCCACAAAATGAGCCTGGCCACGAAACAGCACCAACATATCGCACATGTTGGGCAGCTTCGATATATCAATCACCGTTATGCCGCACTGGTGCAACGTGCGGTATATTTCGGCGTGGCTGTTGTCGATGCGTGCGGCGCGTCTCATGCTGATTGCTTATCCTCTTTTTTCGGCGGCTCCGCTCACACCGCCACCGCCCGAAGCTCTGCGCTTGCCCACTCGCGGAAGGCCATCGTTTGCGCTTCGCCCACATGCAAGCTGCGACGCAACCATGCCGCCCGCTGGTATCTGTTGGCGCATACGTCCAGCGGTAGCCCTTCGGCGTAAATCTGCGCGCCTTCGGTTTCCCACTGTAGCAGGATTTGGCCCCAGGTAAACACGTCTAACTCAGTAGTCGCGCCGGTCGCGTGTGCGATACGGAAACAGCTAGACCATGCGTCGCCAGCGGTCAAAAAGCGTTCGCGGCTGTAGCGGCTTACGGCGCCCTCGGTCTTTTTCCAGTGCCAGATACCGCCAGGCATTTGGATAATCGACATTGTAATGTTATTATTCATCTCTGAGCCTTTCAAAACTATGGTTTTGGACCCGTCCGCGGTTGCCTCCGCTGGACGGGTCTTTTTTATTGGCGGTTGGTGCTACTACATGCGCAGCTCGTAAAGCTCGTAAAACGTCCGCTCGAACTCCTCAGAGTCTAGAGCCAAATACTCCTGGCGAAAGCTGATGTCACATTTCAAGAGTCGCAGCAGGCGCGCCTTGGCCTCCTTGATTTCTGCGTCCATGTCGCCACTAAACACTGAAAACATCTCATCTCCGATGTAGACAACTACATCGCCGTAGGCCTCGCGAACTTCCGTCACATGCGCAGCATTCAGATGCGAGCCGTTGGCTAGTTCTATGAAAACCATGATAAATCTCCTTGCTTAGGTTTATGACCCGTCCGCGGTTGCCTCCGCTGGCGGGTCTTTTTTGTTGTGCCAACTTAGTGCGTACCGTCAAACAGGTCAAAGTCTGGCGTCTCCTTTAGCTCTTTCAGCTCTTGTTCCAAAATCCGCGCCTGCTTCGCAAACTCCGCGCGCTCGTCAATCGTTAGGCCGGTGTTGCGCCGGGTGGCCTTTGCGTGGTCGTATATGGCCTTGATCGCAAAATCTATCAGCAAATTTCGTGGTGTATCGGATAGTAGCGTGACCATGATAAATCTCCTTGCTTAGGTTTTGGACCCGTCCGCGGTTGCCTCCGCTGGACGGGTCTTTTTTTATTGGTTGACTAATCGCTCATTTTGTCGTAGCAGTCCGGGCAGGACGTGCCGCGGCTGGTCGTCATCACCTGCGACTGCGGTACGCTGTGTCCACAGTCGCAAGCCACGTAATCCTGCGCCTCTGTCGTAATGCTCACCTGAGCTGTTTTGAGTGCGTCCAGTCGTTGCCGAAGATACGAAAGAGCTTTCTCGCGCGCCGGGGTCAGGTCGAACCCGTGCCCAAATGCAAAATATTTAATCCCCCCACTGATACGCTTAATGTGTTCATCTGGAATGGACAATAGCTGCTCGTCTGTGTAATCGACCGCCTCGTTAACTGTTAATGGCCTTAGTTCCATGATCATCTCCTATTGTCTATTGATTGATATTCGGTGCTGCGGTGTGTTTGGTTTGTGTTACGATACTGGGACGTACAACGTCCACGCCCAGCCGATACCATGAGAGCGGCCAGACTGGTAAGTAATCGTCCAGTCACCGACTGGACCGGTGATAGTCACTGGCTCATACTTCTTGCAGCTACCGCTACCCACCAGAATGTACACCTGGCGTCCGCGAACGTTACATGTGAATGGTGAGCACTGAATCATTTTCATAATTTCACTTTTCCTTTACTGCGCCTAGTGGCTGATATGTGCTGCGGCGTTGGCTGCGGTGTGTTTGGTTCGATGTGTCTATTGTATCACGTTTGTTGCGCCATGTCAATACATCCAACCTTAAAATTTCTGCGCTATGTATTGACATGGCGCAACATGTGTGATATGCTATAGACAGCGATTCACAAACAGCACAAACGGAGGTTTTAACATGGCAGGTAGACCACAAAAATCTATCGAAAAAATGGGCAGCCTGTATCTGCGGCTAAACGAAGATGACAAAGCGTTGATTTCAGCCCTTGAGGAAATGTATCCAGACATTGAAACGCGTAGCGATCTGATGCGATTTGCCTTGCAATACATCAGAGAGCACAAACCAAACTTGGTTGTGCAACGGGTGTTTGAGCCAAAACACCAATACGCCCCAGCCGGATACTAAATAGCTGTGTGTGAATCGCTGTAAGCAAATTGTAACATCTGGCAATAAGTATTTCTTTACAAAATTGTTACAATGTCTTAACGACCAACCGACTGGGGCGCAAAGAAAAAGCGCCCCAACCCCAAAGAGTTAAGACGCTTCTCTAATCTGTATCAATGACCAGCCGCCAAGCATCGTACATTGATACTATATCTCAAACACCGCGCGCGGGCGCGCGTTGTGCCTGATTCTGTTTAATTCTATCATGTAATCGACGGTTGACGGTCTATTTTCTTCCAAACCACTATCAACTATCAACCAACAGATTGACAACTCGAAGGTATGATGTTACAGCTTCCGTCTCATCACTAGCCGTCGATTGCATGATAGAGCGCACAAGCCAAACATAGGCTCTCTACCAATGCGTATCTTGTGCGCTTTCACTGACCGCTCCGTTAGCCTCTGCGGCGCTGCGTGCCTCGCAGGGCGACGGGCGGTTGGTCCTCTCTCTGAAAAAAGAGTGTTGATTATCATAAATAATCAGAACCCATTAGAACGCGTAATCTTATTGTTTATACTAATCAGAACCAATATAGTCAAGTTGAATAAATCGCGCTGGCGCGCTACGGTGTAGCGAAAAACCGTCGAACAGCCAGCCGCGGCGGTATCGGGGGAACTGCCCGGCTGGCTGTTCGACGGTTTTTCTCCTTTATATACCCGCTGGGCGTGTGAGCCATGCGCCCAGCGGGAGCGGGGTAGGGTAGGTATCTATGTTTAAAGCGAAGTTGATAGAAATCAGTGCACGCGGTACGGCGCAAATTTGCTTCGAGCCTCTAGGTAATAGCCGCATCCCATGCAATGGCGCCGGTTTGCCAAATAATGAACTGGTTTACGTGGTCAACCGGCGCGCAGATCTTGACGATGAGAAAAAGTTCAGACTAGTCAATGCGGCTCATTTGCAGGAATTTACGCCGGAACTTTGGGCGGCGTGGAAAAAGCTAATGGATGAAAAAGGCATGTTCAACGCCTACTGCAATGCTTGCGTGACGGCGCTGCGCAACGGGATGATACCGGAGTCGTTGCGGTAGTGAGCAACGAGTTAACGCCCGCCGATTTTAACCAAATATGGGACGGACTAAACAAATTGCATGTAGATCTGATGTTGCGGCAAATCAAAGCCGTACACGCCAAAAACGTCAACGGCGCGCACCAGTGCAAAAACAAGCTGAAGAAGGTCGAAGCATTGTTGACGCTCATGGAGCGAGATTATGGGCATCTGCGGAGGGGGACCAAGAAATGATACTAGGATTCATCAAACTGCTATTTATCGCCAGCCTACTGGCCTCTGTGCTGGTCTACTGCGCGCTGGTCGTAGCGCAGCGCGCGGCGGCGCTGGTAGATGACAATGAGCCGTCGCCATGAATTACACGGCGTTTTCGGGCGGGGCAGACAGCACCGCATTAGCCATACTGCTAGAGGATTACCAGCCGGTTTTTACTGACACTGGCTGGGAGTTTCCCCAGCTTTACGAGCAGATTGAGAAATTTGAGCGCGTGACTGGTCGCACGATTACCCGCATTGCGTCCGCTTATCCTGGTGGCCTCACTGGATACATTCGCGACCATCTGTTTTTTCCGAATCACAATGCTCGTTTCTGCACCAGAGAATTCAAGATCGCGCCTTTTGACAAGTTTATGCAAGCGGATGATGTTCTGGCGGTTGGCCTGCGAGCGGACGAACCAACCCGCTCGGGCAATCATACCGACAAGTACGCTGTTCGCTATCCACTGCGCGAATGGGGCATGGATCGTGTAGCCGTAAACGCCGTGTGCGAATCGGCTGGACTGCTGCCGAAATATCCGCCATTCATGATCCGTGGTGGGTGCATGGGGTGTTTTTACAAGCGGCGCGGTGAAGTGCTCGCTATGTATCATTTGGCGCCTGGTATCTTTTGGCAGTTGTGCGAGTTGGAAGACGAGGTTCAGGACGAACGCGGCGCATATTTTTACATGTTCTCCAATCTCGGTATGGGCCTTCGTAAATTTGCGCAACAAATTGCGGCGCAATCTCTCATGTTCGACTTGGAAGATATTTACGCTCCAACGCTGGATACTAGCCCATGTGGGCTATTTTGCAATAGATAGCCCCATCGCACCGGCGCGCCATCCCTGGCGAATCGGTGCGAGCAATCAGCCGGTTCGCTGGCTGCCTCCAACAGCCACGGGGGAGCGACTGGCTGATTGTTCGAGGGTTTACATACCCCTGACGGTGCGTTTTATCGCATCGGCCAGGGGAGAGCGTCAATAGGTGGAATTATGTTTAAAGCGAAATTGATAGAAATCAGTCCACGCGGTACGGCTCAGATCTGTTACGAGCCATTCGGCAAAAACCGCGTGCAATGCAATGGCGCCGGTTTGCCGAGTAGCACGCGGCGTGGAAAAAGTTGCAGGATGAAAAAGGCATGTTTAACGCCTACTGCAACGCGTGCGCGACGGCGCTGCGCAATGGGATGATACCGGAGTCATTGCGATAATGAAGCACTTTTTGTTTATCGTGATTTGGGTTTTGGTAGGCTGGCTGACACCAGAGAAGGACAACGAATAGGTGGAAATAGTAATCGCAATACTCAAACTGTTGGCTGTCGCCAGCGTGCTGGCCTCTGTGCTGGTTTGGTGTGCGCTGCGCGCGACACGCTGGCCAGATGACAATGAGCCAAGTCCGTAACTGGTGATTTGCAACAAATGCGGCATTGAAAAGCCGCCTACCGATTTTCAGCCGCGTTCAGGCACGCCAACCGGGTACCGGCGCACATGCAAGGCGTGTAGGCGGGACGCCAAAAACGCCACGAATCGGCGCTATGTGGCGCGCCACAAAGAGCGATTGAGCGCAGTAAGGCGCGATCATTACCGTCGCAACCTAGAGCGATACAAAGAGGCCGATAGGCGATACAGAGAAAAGAATCGCGATAAACGCATTGCCTATCAGCGAGAATACTACCAGAAAAATCGCGAATGGCATTTGGCGTACAAGTTGACATATCAGCGCAAGACCAAGATCCATTTGCTCGACCATACCTACGACGGCATTGAGTATGAAATCTGGAAACGCCATGAATCCCATGGGCGGACACGGGTGGCGGCCATGGCGCAAGTGCAAGAAATATTAGATGCTGTATCGCCTGAAGCGCAGGCAGCAGCAGAACGCTACATGAGCGAGGGCGCTGCGATGCCCTCGCAAATCTTATCAGAATTACGAAAGGCGGCGGGATTATGAAAATTGGGGACACAGTCCGCTACACAAGAGCTGTCATGAAGTCCTTGACGCCGCACATTGAAGACCTGTGCGGCGAGATCATCGCCATGGACTCGGGCGGCAAAACCGTTCGCATTCACTGGGACGATGACACAGAATCATCGGCCTTAGCAAAAAATGTTGAATTGGTGAAAGCGCCCCCCCCTTCGACGTGGACCAGCGCGGAACAAAAAAGGCTTGAGGCGTTGCGCTCGCTCATCACCATGGAAGCATGGCAGCAAGGCAAAATAAAAGCCGCCCAAACGGGCGGCTCGACTGCCTAATGACTACGCACCAGTGGCCGCGCAGGTTGCCAGCCAATCAGCGATAGCAGCCGGATGTACCACGGTTGCCGGTCGGCTGATAACTCAGCAACGGCGCGAATCCAATGGTCAATCTGTTGCGGCCTGTAATCGTTCTGATTGCGGCTCTCATTTTCGACATAGGCGCGGGCGTACTTGATTAGGTGTTCGGTACGGGTCGAAATCATGGTGTTGTTTCTCCTATAGTTGAACTACACAAAGTAAACGCGATTTGCACAACTACACAACAGTTGCAATTATAACATAAAGTTGTGCAAAAGGCGCGCGAATAGTGGACAAGAGCGAACAGAATGGATTACAAAGGCGCATTCAAGCTAATAGGTGAATTGAGCGGCAGCAAAAACACACTGGCCATTCACCCGGCTTACTGCCAAATGATGAGCGATTCATTGGCGGGCGGCATGTTTCTTGCTCAGTGTATTTACTGGACGGGCAAGGGCAACGATCCCGATGGGTGGTTTTACAAAACGTATGAGGAATGGAGCGCGGAATGCTTTTTGAGCAAGTATGATGTAAAGAAATTCGCGGATCTGTGTGCCGGTCTAGGCTTTCTTGAAACAAAAACGCAGAAGGTAGGCAAGACGCCAAAGCTGCATTACCGCATAAATGAAAGCGCCTTTTTCGCCTTCGCCACCACCTTTTTTAGCAAGTCCGACTTTCTAAATTTAGAAAGTCAAAAATTGGAAAGTCAAATTTTAGAAAGTCAAAAAATAGAAAGTCCTGGACTTGCTAAAATTGGAAAGTCCTTGGAAAGTGAAAAATTAGAAAGTCCTATATATACAAAGACTACAACAAAGACTACTGATACAAAGACTACAACACCACCAAGCGGCGGCGGTGATGCTGGGCAATCTCAGTCACCATTAAAACGCGATAGACGAACCGATAGGGATTACGGCCACATCTGCACATTAGTTGAGCGCAACATGGGATTGGTGATTGTGCCCATAACGGAAAAAATCATTAATGATTGGATGGACCAATACGCGGTAGGCGTGATTGAGGCAGCAATCAATATAGCCGTTGGCGCTGGTAAATGCTTTCCGGCCTACGTGACCGGCGTGCTGAAGAAGGAAGCGGAAAAACGCGATTACAGCAGCAAGGGGCGCGGGCGATCAACGAACTATGGACCAGGCAGCAAAACGCGCTACGAAATCCCCGCCGAATTGGCGGATATTATCATAGGCTAAGTTTTTTACATGCAGTACAGGGTATCAAAATCTCTCTGCTGCAATCGTTATAATTTTTTAGTTTAGCTTTGAAAGGCAAAAGGCAAATGTCACTTCCAGCGAATTACAAGCAAATCAAGTTGAGCAAAGCCGCGGCGCGCCTGTTGCGCCGCGCGGGCAACGTCGAATCGATGCCCCTGGTCTACCACATTACGCACGGCGACAACGCGTATTTTGTGAAGACCAGTCACACGCGCATGGTAGCAGTCAGCGCGGATCGGTTTGGCGAAGAAAATGGCGGTTTCAAATTCGACGGCGAGCGTTCGCTAGTGCGCGTTGAGTCGCCAGAATCAGAGGCGGCGGCCAAACTGGCGAAAGCGTTTTCGGATTGGAGCGCGCTTGCAATTGAGTGCGTCACGCTGCATAGCGCGGCGGTTGAATTCGAGGAAGGATCGCCGTGCTTTTTTGGAATTCCACATTCGCGGCCAATGTTTACTTTTCGCCGCGAGGGCAGGCTACTGACAGCGCCAGACAGTCACGAATCTATTACGCATTGTATGAATTACGAAGTTTTGAAAATCGCGTCGCGCTGGTGGATGAGTGATGTACGCATTCCCGCGGGCGGCGGTGTTATCGGGCTGCGCCACCCGTGGCGGTTTGCGGATAGTCCGGAAGATTTTATTATGTTTGCGATGCCGATGCGTTACCCGAGCTGGGAATAGGGAGGCAACATGTCACGTTTAGCAGGCTGGGTATCAGCAGAGCAAGCGCAAAAAGAGCGCAGCGTTAAGGCGGCGGCGCAAACGATTTTGGAGTTGCAGCGCAAGGTAACGATTTTGCTGGCAGAGAAAGACCGATTAGAGCAACTGCTCAAGCAGAATCGGATCGGGTTTGAGCGACGGGTGATCAAGTAATGCCTAAAATCACTAAACCAACAGGCAAATTAATAGAGGAATATGTCTGCGTAAGTCATCATTTTGTTGTAGATGGTGTAATAATCGACCATATAAATGATATAGACGGTGAATATACTGGACGGTTTTATTGGGTATACCCTGATGGCCGCTACACAAAAATGTACACACGCAAGACGGCCCCCAAATGGTTGAGAGAGATTCGAGATAGTCTGTTTAATTTTGTTTGAAAATCAGTGAATCAGCAGTTTTGAAAGGCAAGGGCAACATGAGCAAAACAATCGCAATCGTCAACCACTCGGGCGGGTCAGGCAAGACCACAACCGCGTTTTGGCTGGCGAAACATTTGGCGCATTCGGGTGCGCCAGTAACGCTAATCGATGCCGATCCGCAAGGCGACTTAACTGCCATGTGTGGCGGTATGGCGGCGCTGGGCGGACTGGATAACGTTTTAGAGGGGCGTAGCACCATTAACGCTACTTCGCAGTACAGCGAGGCCGCTGGCTGCAATCTGGTAACGTCTGACGACCGGCTGGCGCAAACCATAACTTGGATGCAAGCGCAAAAGATACCGTTTACTTTTTTGCGCAACGCCATACGGCGCGCCAATGGTGACAGGCTGTACATCGTGGATTGTGCGCCGTCGCTGGACGCCATGATGTTAAATGCGGTAGTTGCAGCCGATTACGTGATCATAGCCTGCAATGCAGAGGAAAAGGCCGCACGCGGCACAGAGCGGGCGGTGAAGTACATTGCAGACATTGACGCCGAATTAGACCGAAAAACCAACATCATTGGCAGCGTGATAACTCAGGTGGTCATGAGGAACGATGAGCCGCATATCAAAAAACAATTTGCAGCGGTCGGCAACATTCGCGACCATGTAGAGGTGCTGGGATTCGTTCCCCGCGCCGATGGTGTAGGGGCAAGCGAGAAGATCGGCGGCGCGTATCGCTGCATTGCTCAGAAAGTATTGGAGGCGATTGTATGAGCGTCATCAAAAATATGATGAGGGGCGGCGCGGCAGACGCGCCGGAACCAACCGAACCAACCACGATAGCCAACAGCCAGATCCGCGCGTCAAAGGAAACACAAACGCGCGAGGCAACCAACCCCGCCACGGTTGAGGAATACCGCGCCGCCTGGCTGGACAATGCGCAGTTTCCGCCAATTGTGGTTTTTTCGGACGGCGAAAATTATTGGCTATCAAAAGGCGCGCACCGGCTAGAGTCTCACATAAAGGCCTTCGGGCCTGGCGCCGAAATCGCCGCCGATATTCGCCCAGGTACGCAGCGCGATGCGCTATTTAACGCTTTTGGCGATAACGCTGAACACGGATTACGCAGAACGAATCAGGACAAGATACGCGAAGTCCATTTGATGCTGAAGGACGCGGAGTGGTCGCAATGGTCAGATAATGCCATTGCAAAGAGATGCAAAGTCTCTCAGCCGTTTGTAAGCGAACAGCGCAAGCAGCTAGAGGCGGCGGGCGATATAGCAAAATCAATGATCCGCAAAACCGCAAGCGGCTTAAAAATGGATACGTCGAAGATTGGCAACGCGCCGAAGTCGAGCAATGGCAACGGTAAAGGCGGCGGCGGTGGCGGAAAAAGCACTTATAACGATTATAAGCCAGCACCAACCGCGCCAGTTTATATTGAGCCAAAGCCCGGATTTGTACCGGCCATCATGAAACAGGTTACGAACTACGGCGCGCCCGCGCCAGATGCGCCCGCCGCTGATAGCATACCGTTTGAGACGGAACCAGCCACTTATAACGGTTATAAGCCAGAAGAGACGCGCGCGTTGCCGCCTGGCAAACTCCTGATTGAGTTACCCGCCGACGTGGTTGGCGAGCTGTTGACCGTGGTGCGCCAGAATGGTTTAGGTTTTTTGATGCACAAATCGAGCGTTGCGGCGCTCGAATCGGCGCTTAGTGAGGTGATAGAGTAATGGCAAACCGAAACAATGGCCCGCGCTATTTTGTTTCACGGTCAGACCTACGGCCACTGACGAAAAGTGTTTTCCATAGCATCGAAAATGCTGCGCGATGGGTGCGCACGAATTACGGCGAAGCCAGCGGAGTGGCGCCGCTTTTTATCCAGGATAGCGGGTTTGAGGTGTGCGGCCTGGTCTATTGTGAGACGTTGTTTGTGCCGGTTGACGAGGTGATAGAGTGACAGCATTAGACGCATTTTTAGCAAGCAATTTTGTATGGTCGCTGGTGGTCGCGATTGCGCTACAGCTCGCGTACGCTCTGCTGATGGCCTGGCTAGTGCAGCGCACGCTAATGCACCTACAGCGTGAGCAGAGCAAAAACACTGATTTGGCGGCGCGCCTTAGCCGTGCCGAGCTGCTGCGAGATTCGTACCGGCTGAAAAACGCCAAGCTAACCGCAGAATTGAAACAGGCAGCGCAGGCGCGCGAGTGGGTGATAGATGAGAACTAAGCCGGCCCCACACGTCAAACAGCGCCAACTAGCAGAGCGCCGCCAGCGGCAGATTGACCCGTCTGGCGGCGGCGGCCCGGAGTTTAAGCCAGCGCCGAAACGGGTTAATGTGGGCGGCCACAATGTGCCAGCGGGCTGCCCGGCGTGTGAATGGACGCTGAAGGAATTTGAGCGGGTTACGGCGCTGCGGATCGACTTCAGCGGGTTGAATTGTCGGACGTGCAAGCGGAAACAGATTTACGCCTGGAATGGAAAGGAGATGATAGAGACAAAATGAAAAAAAACACAGGCGGAGATTTTTTAGAATACCACTACGATCCGTCTACCGAATCAATCAAGGACAACAATAGAAATATTGTCATTGATGAGGTGCCCCCCCACATAGGGGACATGTTGGCTGAACTAATGACAAAAACACAATGGCCAGCGTGTGAGCCAAAGGAGATGTCAGAGACGAAATAACAACTAAATAAAAAGTGGTGGTTGGTGTTATCAGCACCGACCACCACGATTAGAGCGGTACAGGCTGAATACTACACCGCTCAGGGCAATAATAGCATTGGCTGTCGTTGCCTGTAAAGCCTGTACCGCATTGGTGCAGGCTTTTTTTTGTGACAATTTTCTGATAGGAGATTTTATGAATATGTACCTATGCTCAGTAAGCGCATTTCGGCAACGTGGCGAAGTGCTCGATGTTAGCGATAAGCCAATTTTGCTGCTCAAGAAAAGCAAGCGGGATGCCGCGACGGAGTGCATGGCCGACATGAATCGTCTTTATCCAGCCAGCGGCGGCTGGATGGGTCAAAAATACAGCGTTTTTCTGGTGGAAAAATCCTTTGTGGCGACAGCGTACAAAGAAGTTGTGCAGGGGGAATGAATGGATAATTCCGCGGTACTGGTTTTAATGACGGTTGGTTTAGCTTTGTTAATTTGTGTCGATTGGTTGGGTAGAAAATGATGAGCAAGAGCATTTACATATACGGATTGACGGATCCACGAACCGGCGCGATTTGCTACGTTGGACAAGCGCAGGACGTACAGAAGCGCTATAAGGCGCACTTTGCAAACGATACGGTAAACAGTGCCAAGCAGGCTTGGTTTGCGGATCTGGCCGCGCAGGGATTGCAGCCAGGGCTTGTAATTCTGGACTCTATCACAATCTTTGATAATCCCGATGTTCGCGAAGGATGGTGGATCGGCTTCGGGACGCGGTGCGGCTGGCCGCTGCTGAACCAGCAAAAAAGCAGGCTACTCTTTGAGCTTCCAGAGATACCAAGCGAGCCGCAAACAATGACCCTTCGCTTTGCTGCGGCGCTGGTATTTATGTTCCCGCTCATGTTCCTATTCTCTGCGTTTCTGTTTGTTGGGGGGTATGTTGCGGCCATTTGCCAGCGCCTTGAGCATTATCTATCGGCGCGGCGCATAGAGCGCAGCCCGGCGCATTTTCTTGATCTGATAGATGCCCGCTTTCCCGATGTCAGCAACGAAACGGGCGTGATTGTTGTAGATGGTCGAAGCGATTACGAAGGCGATATATAAATGTCATACGTTCCACCGGTTAACGTAAATCCGACAATAAAAGCAACAGAGCGCGAAAGCCAGCGCCGCATAGTGCCGCAGGACTTCGGCCCCGCTGTGCTGTGGCCACTCGCGCAAAACTGCATCGCTGGTTTTGCGGCCTTTATGCTTTGTTACTCAACCGGGAATCTGTGGGCTTTTGGTCGCGTCTGGGTAGGTCTTTCGTTGTCGCCTTACCTGCAGGTATCGGCATGGTGCGCGGTCGTCGTGTGGGCGCTACTGTGCTTGATTCGGTTTAGCGAGGAACTGCAGCAATCAATAGCGGCAGCGGGCGAAAGATTTGCGGACCGGCGCAACCAGCGGGACGCAAAAGACGAGCTAGAGACTATTGCGGTGCTGTATGACAAGTGCCGCCACTATCAAGCGGAGATACAGCGGCTAGAGGTTCGGCTAGCTGCTGTATCTAGCTCTAGCAAGGTTGCGCAGCGCCCAGCGACACCGCGCGAGTCTGCCCCGGTTGTGGTGCCAAAAAACGGGTTTGAGGATTGGGTCGATCCTGCTGTGCGGATGGCATTGGATGAGCGCGCTACCCTAGTTGGCGGCAGCGTGGCGGATGAAGTGGATCAAACGATTTTTTACGCAGAAGACATTATAGAGACTGCGAGCGCCACAAACGGAAACATAAGCCGCGAGGCTTGCCGGTCTGAAAAAGGCTTGACGCGCCGCCCGTGGGAGAAGGGGATTGACCTATTGCAAGCGGCTAAACTGGTTGTAAAAGATGAGTACGGGCATTGGTCGCTTATCTACTCACCAGCGGAAACAGACGATAAATTTACGCTATTTTTAGAGGATAGGCGCATAAAGCGCGAGTCTGGAATAGTGCCAGCGTAGCGGGACGGGACAGCGGGACAGCGCCGCGAATAAAAATTTCTCAGGCTACGGGACAGCGGGACAACTGTCCCGGCTCACTGTCCCGCTGTCCCGTCCCGATATAAGGAGCAAATTATGGTTGACTTAGATTCGATTGCAAACAAGTACGGATTAGGGAGCGGTGGCGCACCACGGCAGCGCCGCACGTATCAGCGGCTAGTAGACATTGAAGGCGGCAGCCACGGCGCGACCATGCGCAACTACGCCATTTGGGGTTGGCTCATGCGCCGTGATTTTACGCTGCCGTTTTTGGCGCTCGTGATTTTGGGCGCCTGCGGCTACATGGCCGCCACGAACGCGGACAAGCTCGCCAGCATGTGGCCGTCGCGGTCGGTTGCTGTGGATGCCAACGAATGGCCCGCCGTGGTGGATGTGGCGCCGGTTAGCGAAGCGCGCGAAGTGGCAGCGGTTGACATGGTTTTTGCGCTAGATGCGCCGTGGATGCCGGGCGCGCCCGCTCGCGTGCGGCTGGGGGATGGCCGGCTAGTCTGTTTGGCGGTTGCGCATCCTGATGACATTGGAGCAATGGTATATGCCGCCATGCGCGGCGAAATGGAGTTAGCATCATGCGAGTAACGATTTGGGTCTATACACTATTTATATATGGCGCGCTGCTGTCTGGCTGCGGTGCGCTGCCTCACCAGCAGAACGGCATGACCGAACGCGCGCAGATAGACGCCGATGTGCAGACCAACACCGCGACCATTGCGGCCACTGCGCAGGCCAATAGCGATGCGCTTGCGGCTCAGGTCGAAGCGCAGCGGATTGCAGCCGCGGCCACTACGGCGGCGCTTGACATTGTGACGAATGCAACGGCGGTTGCCGATACCAACCAAACCAACGCACAGATAGCGCAAACGCAAGCGCGGGCAAGCGTCCAAAATAATCAGGCGTGGTCTAGCGCGGTTGTGGTTATGGTGCTGCTGATTTCGGCGGGTACGGTTGTCGCTATTGTGGCCTACTGGATCGGGCGGCGGCGCGTTGCCGTGGTCGATGCAACGGCGGCCATTATGATAGCTCAGAACAAATTGCTGTTTGACCGTGGCCCCACTGGAAACGAAACGCAAATGAGTATTCAGAAATTCATACGCGACCATGATCCGAATAAACAGAGCATTGTCGTATATTCGGATACCGGCGAAGCGTATGGGGCACTCAATGGTCAAATGGTGCGGCTGTATCAAAATGGGGACGGTCCAAATTACTGAGTCGCGAACTGCGCGACATAGAGCCGCCTACGGGCGGCTTTTGTTTTGTCTATAAACGTTTACAAAATTGGTTGGCCTAAGTGCTTGACAATTGTTGGCACATGTGCTAATATTATGCATGTAAACAGTATCAATCAATTCGTAGGCCGCAAGGCAAAAGGAGCAATATCATGGAATTAAGACCAATAACAGTTAACGAAGCAGTCGATTACACAGGCGAGCAACTAGCATCGATACCAGATGAACACATCAAGCGTATAAGTGGAGGAATTAAATATTTTGCATTTGGGTACGGGTTCGACCTGACCCCGGCGCGCGGGAAGGCACTTTCCTACCTTCGGCAACGACTGGACGCACTCAAAAGTACACAAGTAAGCATTACGATAGAGGCGCAGGATTACGTGGCCTGCGACTGCGGGCACAGTGTGCCACGGTCGCAGGTGATGACTACCAGTCGCGGCACGTCCTGCCCGGACTGCTACGATAAAATGAGTGACTAAATGATGAATAGCCGAACACCAAACATCATGCGCTTCTTTCGAACCGACCCAGAGGATAGTTCTATCCTCTGGGCGGTCCTTCCCGACGACGGCACACGCGGCTATGTCATCGGTGAAATGTGGGAAGTAGAACAATTGCGGGACGCCCTTACGGCGCTCATTGATCGCAACGAGCATGGCGGCGAAATCGACTATCTCGACGAGCAACTCGGATGGAAATGGCTGGCCAGCCGTGAGGCGCAAGCCCTGGCCCTCGAAGTCACCGGCGCCAGCGTCCCCATATCCAGCATTACGCACGCCTGCCGCGCGGGGCACATTCGCGGCGCTCAGAAAGACGGGCGCGACTGGAGATTCCCGCAGATGACTTTTCTTGGTTGGCTACGCAACCGGCCAAAGCCTGGCCCCAAGCCAGCAGAGGCGAAATAGTATACCGCACACCTTCCGCGGATATCCGCGGAAGGTGTGCCCAGCGCCCGGCCCACGCCGCGGCGCTTTTATTTTACCCCATCAACAGACTATACGAAGCCCTACACCTTGCGCATGGTGGCATGGCTCTGCGAAGCCGCCCCCAGCGCATTGAGGTCGCCGCCGCTATTTTGGTAACACTGGATTTCTACGTAATCGCCAGCCGCGAGCGTGTATGTCGCGTGCGTCACAACTGCCGTATGCGTAGACGCTCCCATATTCGCCATACTGACTTCTGCCCCGGCGGCAGCGTTCGACGGGTCAATGCGGATAAATCGATTGCCGGTCGCATTGGCGTCAAAGCGTACCATAGCGGCAACCTCATACGTACCGGCGCACAAAGCAACCAAGCGGCTTGTATTGCTGGATGTGCTGTGCATCCCCGACTCGTCGAATAATTCAGCGTCCCATAGTAGGCTGGTCCAAGCCGCGTTACCAATGAGCTGGTTCGCAGTTCTATAGACGTGTACGGCATTGTTTGGCTTGCCAACGATGTCGCGGTTGTCAAATGGTCCATTGGTATCACCAGCGCCAGGGTTGATGCTATGCCCGCCATTGATTGAGACGCGCGAGCCGCTGCCCGTATTCTGGAACGAGTACTCCGCTGCGTCTTTCGCCTGGCAATTGGTGAACGTCACATCGTCGGCGCCATCGCTCCAAAAGGCCGCCCCGCCCTGGGCTAGATCGTCGGTGCAGTTTACGCTTGTGCAGTTGGATACGTTGATGTGCTGCAACGTGCCAGCCGCCGCCTGGCGCGTTATCCAAATCAGCGCCGGGTCGTTGTATTCGCCAGCTACGTTGTTAATGTTGATGTATTCGGTTACATAGGCGTCTTCGTCACTCATGACAATGATCGGTCCCGCCTTTTGTGAAGAACTGCCCTTAATAATGACATTATCTACATTGACATACCGGATACTCTGTCCGGTCAGGTCGCTTTTTATAATGATCGCAGAAGAATCGCAATCCTCTGTAAACACATTTGATATATTTACAGATGGACTTTTGATGGCCAGCCCGTGAGTAAAGCCGTAAACGCGCACATTGCTAATGTGGCAATAGTCGCCAGTTTGGATCAGAATGCCATGAAACAGATTGCCCGGCCCGCTGCCAATTACGGTCACATTATCAATGATCGTATTGGCGTATGCCCCTACCGTCATGGTCCCCGATTTTAGGCCATCGGCGGCAGAGCCCGAAACGTTGACGGTTAAATTGCGGATCTCGCAGCCTTTTTTACCGTTTAGATTGAGCGTCCCCGCTATAATGGTGCCGCCGCTGATGGTGCTGCCGTCATAATATGCCGGTCCCATGCCGATGATTTTTACACGGTCCTGGCTCATTGTGATATTGCCAGAAAATGAGCCGCGGCTGACTAAAATCGTATCCCCTGCGCTGGCGTTGGCGATGGCGTCCGAAATCGTGGCATGTCGTTTTTGCGCGGCGCTGGTCACAAAGGCCGCATCGACCACGCGTACATTGCTGGACAAAAACAGATCCGCAATGCGCGCCACGTTGGCAGTGACGCGATCATCCAGTTCGGCCAGCGGCGAATTGACTACACTGGCGTTGGCGGCAGCGCCAACCGTGATTGGCGTATGATAATTGGTTGACATTCTGAATCCTCTATACCCTCGCTATGGATTGGATCACCGTTCGGCGCTCTATGTGCGTCGTAATCAGTGCGCTTTTGTCTGCCGTTGCGGTGGAAAACACCAGCGTATTGGCCTCACTGACGGGCAAAAAATAGGCGTTCGTGACCTCGGCGGTGATGTCCAGTGCGTACCAGCTATCGCCTATTTCTGATACCGCCCCCGCTGGCGTGGCGCCGTTGATGGTGATGGCCAGATCGCCAATGGCCAGCGTATTGCCGGCGCTGTCCACAAATACGCCATACTCAGCAGTGATGGCCCCGCTAATATCCACGG